TCTTCAAATGGGGAAACAATGCACGAACAATTACCAATCGGGATAATAATTATCTATAAATTTTTGTGAATATTTTTTCCTACTATTAATAATTCTTTCTATAGTGCATTCTTTGCATTCATATGAGTATGCAGAGGGAAACCCTTTTCTATTTTTTCTAGTCAAATAAAAATCATTTAATAAGTCTTTTTTTATTCTGCAAGATCTACATACTCTCTCTTTGAAGAGTAGATTATCTAATTCAATCTCTTCTTCGAAACTCATTACCCGTATTCCCACATATATGCTCTATCACCATACTCATCTAAATGCCATCTATCACCATCTACATCAACAAAAGATACTTCATTGGATAATCCATCAGACATAAAACCAAATGGAGCCATATCTTGTTCTATTTGGTCTTTTTGGTCTTCATATATTCTTTTGCGAACATCATTATCCGTCATCTCTTTAAAATAATCCTGGACGACCAACCAAGCAAAGATTACAAGACACATTGCCAGGTCATCATTACATCCTTCTTCTGCTTCAAATGATTGACTTTTTTGAATAAAAGTAGTCAATTCACTGATAATATCGTAATCTTTGATGACTAATTTATCATCTTCAATAATTGTCTTTAAATTGGAACATCCAACTTTTTTGACTGTTTTGGACATTTTGATTCCAAGTTGAGTTTTCTTTCCAGAAAATCCCTGTCCTACCAGTTGACCTGCTCTTCCTCTCATAGAACACATTAAAATATTATCGTATTCTAAATCAAAATGAAGTATACTTGATACTTGTTCTCCAATATCATTTACTTCTGCGAGAACAAATGCTTTATTATATGCTTTTGCTATATCGTGAATAATATTTGGAAAAAGCATAGGTTTAATCTCATTGTTCCTATATTTTGCGACTACCTTATATGGGAATTGACTGATATCAAATACAATAAATGCAGAGTAGTCATTACTCATTCCACGAGATACGTCAACAGTCATCAAATAGGTGTGCTTTTCTATTGGATCTTCATACACATCCATCCCTTTGCTTCTAGTAAGTGGGTCATCATAAACCATCATTCTAAGTTTTGATGGAGTAATCAAAGTATCAACAGACCCTAAGAATTCGCACTCAAACTCCTGTGTGAATTGTCTTTCGGAAGTATTCGCAATTGTTTGTCGTTTCCACTCTGCGTCTCTTCCAGGCACCGCAGACCAATGAACTTCTAATGGAACATAACCATTCTTTCCTCTTTCGGCATCGTGCCAAAGTTTATAAAACATATTCATCCCATTTGGAGTTGAGATGATAATAACTTTTGTGCTTTGACCTGAGGAAATAGTAGGATACACAGAAGAGAAAAACTGCTCTGCAATATGATTTGGAATAAACGCAAATTCGTCCAAGAAAATAATATTGAAAGAATTTCCTCGAACAGCAGACGATGATGTCGATGCTGCTACGATTTTAGAACCATTTTCAAGTTCCAACGAACCTTTGTTCCAAGAACCAACACCCTGCTGTAACCACTTTGGTAAATTTTCATAAGACAATTGTAGTCTGCCTAAAAGTTCTCTTGCTGTTTCTGCTTTGTTTGCTAGAATTGCGATTCTTATATTGTCATTGAACAGAGCATAGTGGAGAAGATAAGATACAACAGTAGTTGATTTTCCTGTCTGTCTAGGAAGTTTTGCAATATTAAATCTATTCTCGTGAAAGTTTGTAATCAATTCTTCTTGAAAATCATACATATCAAACGGAACTAATCCGTGATCCAGAGAAACAATCTTTACATAATTTTTTGCAAAATGAATTGGATCATTTTTGCATTTTAAATATTCTTGAATTTGATCTGTTGTAAATTCAATTTGGACGTTTTCCGCTTTTAAATTCGGATTGCCCTTATAATGTTTATCAATCATAATCCAATTTGTAATATGACTTCTTGTTGTTTTAAATGCAATTTAACAAATGACTTTGCTATGTCTTTTATTTGTTCTATATTTTCACAAGTATCAATTTCTCTAGAAATTTTTTCGTATTCAAAAATCTTAGAAAGATCTTCTAGTTCAATGTCTTCTGGATTCATTTTCATCTCCTGTAAATAATAATGGTTTTGTTGGGTCTTTTGTGGATGGATTGTATGACAATACAATCGCACCAGGATATATCTTCCTTACTTCATAAGTAACCTGATCTTTTGGTGGTCTAGCAAATTGTGGGAAAAACATTTGAACTGAAAGATATTTTCCTCTCCAATTTAACACAATACTATAAGTAGAACCACGAGACTGTATGCGTGTATACCCTTCTTTTACATCTTTACTTTTATTGCCCCAATTTTTAGCACCAACTTTACGACATTTGACAAGTGCCCCAGAAGCATAAGCACTAGGCCAAATTTTATAACGAGATTTTACTTTTTCTTTACAGGCATCTTCGCTTACAAATTCCTCAGTCGCAACATTTTTTGCTTGTCCTGACCTATCTGGATTTGGGTCTTCTTTTCTTTTTCTTCTTGCTGCTGCATCCTCTTCATCATCGGACATATTTGCAGCCATTTTTGATGAACCACACTTTGGTTTAGTGGTTTGTCCTGGTTGCTTCGCACAAGGTTTTCCTGCGTATTTGCCTCCTAGTTGAACCCATCCCGGTTTCCCATCACTTGATCTGCTTTTTGAAAACCAATCGTGTAGTGAATAATCTCCCGATTTTCTTCCCTCACTAATACCTTTCATTCTTTCTGGTTTAATTAAATCAATAATTTCCAAAAATGTATTTCCATTTGCGTCTTCAATCGTAACTGTTTCCTTTACGTCTTTGAATTTCTTGTGTTCTTTTTTCGCACTTGCTTCCATTTTTTTGAGACGAGTGTAATAATCTGGAATTTCTTCAAGATGTTGAAGTGCAATGTCAGTTGCTAGTGTTTTGTTTTTTGTGTGCTCGTGTTCGATGGGAATTCCCATCTTAAGTTGATTTGCAATAAAAGAAACATCCAAACGATGCTTTGCTGCAATTGCTTCAACCGTTTTGTGTGATTTTACTTTAGGGCACTCTGCACTTCCATGTGATGGGCAATCCATTCCTTTTGGAGTTCTATTGCAACTTGCCTCTAAAATAAATTCCTGAAAAGTTTTCATTAGAAATTTTTTAATTATTTAGAGTCCATTAGACCTTGCTTCAATAATTTTTGAAGGTCTGCTGTTGAACCAATAAAAACAGAATTATTGACAGTAGAAGGTCCTCTAGTATCTTCCTCTTTAAGTTTCTTCATTTTATGCTGCAAATCAATTAACTTATCAGTCACATCACCAACATTTTTAATTAATTGACCTGCAACTTCATATGCTCTTGGACTATCACTTTGTTGTGCTAAATCCATAATACTATCAATTGCTTCTTGACCCTTTTCAATCAATGAATACAAATTTCCTCGTGTGTATTCATAATCCTTATCACTTTCTTCTCCAGAGATTGGTCTTGCTATTGCTTCTTTTGATTTTTTTACAATTTCTTTTGATACAGAAGTTGCTTCTATTTCTAGTGCTTCGTCTATATTTTCGAATTTACTTTTCATAATGATACATCAATCCCCTTTGTTGTGCTATAAATTTTACCATCACCAAAATCAAAACGAGATTCACTAAATCCAAAATCATCGTCCATTTCAACTAATTCATTATCTGCTGTTGTGATTGCATCAATTGAATCACCTTCAGTGTGAGATGTAATCGTGGTATTGTCTTGTCCTCTCAATACACTTAATGTATTTCCGGAAATATTCTTAATATACATTTCTTCATTGCCAATCATAATATAAGAATTATTAACCAGTGATACAGCACTCGAAACATCAAACGCAGTTACTTTATCATCAATGTCTTGAGTGAGTGTTGTTGTATTATCATTATCATAGTCCTTAATTGCTCTTGGTGTAGCAGTATATCTCAATTGTCTTGACGCATTCTTAGTATTAGTATCTGTATAATAATCCACTTGAACTTTTTTGATTAATCCATCAGTGCTATCAGCAATTGGACCAAACAGATACGTCTTTGCTGTAAAGTTTAACGTATATACTAAAGCTCTTCTTTCTGTATAATTACCTTCATAATTATCTTCCATACTAATTCCCTCCAGGACTACAGGAACATCTTTCTTCTCACCTATTGATGAGATTAAATTGATTGTTAATGTAAAATTTGGTTGAAATGCTGGAAGAATTTGTTCTACAATTTGAAGCATATCATCATTCAACTTAGTCATAATGCTAAGTTGAAATCCAATATTATAAGGAACCGGCATAAAAACTTTAATTTGTTCTGTTCTATCAGTAGTTTTTATTGCCTTAAACGTCTGCATAGCAGAAACTTTTCTGCTACTATCATATTTTAAACTCGTCATCTCAAAAGACATTCGAGGAAGAGTCATTGCAACTCTTTTCCTCAAATCTGGTTTTTGTTCTACTCTTGCTAAAAACTTTTGAATTGGTCCATAAGCAATAGGAACTTTCATAAAACTATAATCAGTACCATCCTGCTCTTCGTGCTTGATGTACACTTCATTAAAAAGTGTACCAAAAGCAATAATGGTTTTCCTGATTATTTCATTGTAACTATAAGTTCCTAACATAACAATAGAGTTTATTAATTATTTAGTAATTACCAAAAGGATTCTTTTGCGAAAAGTCAAGTATATCATCTGCTTCATCTTCAATTTGAATATTTTCCGCATAAGGGTCATACTCATCAAATGTATTGATTGAATATACTTTATGTGTTGCTGCTGCACCAACTATCAATTCACCATTAGCAAAGTTTCCGCCAACTATTGAAACTTTAAGTACTCTAGTATCCGCATCCCAATCTTTTACGTATCCAGTAGTTCCAGTAGAAACACCTCTAACCGATTCATTAAACTCAAAGTCACCAGTAGAAATTCCAATAGGGCTTGTAAGTGTAATTGTTGGGGAAACCGTATATCCAGCACCAGCATTGGTGTAACGAATTGCCGTTACAATTCCAGTGACTGTTAGGACTGCTTCTGCTGTTGCATTTACTCCACCAGCAGGAGCAGTAGATATTGAAACAACAGGAGCAGATGAATATTGACTTCCACCAGAAGTAATAGTTACAATACCTAAAGTTCTAGATGCAAGAACAGCAGTTGCAATTGCACCAGAACCAGATTGACCGACAATTGTAACTGATGGTATTTGTGTATAACCAATGCCAGGATTAACTATAAGAATTCTATCAATAGAATTTCCCGTTCTTCCTGTTTTGCTGGTCATAATAGCAACTGCTGTTGCATCTATTCCACCTTCTGGTGCTTTTGTAATTTGAATTGTTGGTGTAGATAGATAACCAGTTCCATCATTAATTAAATCAATATATTGAACTGAATTGTTTTGTGTAGAAGCAATTGAAACCGTAGCAGTTGCTGTAGTTGCAGTATCTTTAACCATAGTAATGGTTTGAATATAACCAAAATCCTGAACTGACCTATCAACTTCATCAATACTGGTATCAATAAGTTCATCTTCGTATCTAAAGATTTCACATCTCAATTCATAAACATATAGATTGTTTAATTGATAAAATGGAACTTTACCTTCAACGTACTTAATTTCAAAAAGACCATTATCAATTGGAAGATAAATCAAATCTCCTTCTTGTGGTCTTGTTGCAACTTTGATATCTGGGTCATCCAATAAAAATGGAGTTATAAAATCTTCATATCTTTCTTTTGAAATGATAAGAGTTAGTTCATCACTTGTCTTTACTCCAAATTTTGATAAAATATCTCCTTGTCCTCCAAATCCATTGAAATTTGAAATATATGCTTCAATTCTAAAACTATCATCAAATTTTGATACTAAAACTTCTTTGATAATAGTTTTTTCATTAATCAATTGTCTGGGCATATACACAACATCTTGCCCATACATTTTCAGTTGTTCGTTGATTAAATCTTGAACAAGTCTTTGCTCACTGGAAGAACCTCCCAGAAAATAGGGATTTAGTGGTGCCATTATCCTATCATATCCATTGGGGGTAATTCATAATCAGTCTTAAGTTCTGTCTCAAGTTCTT